TTCGATGAGATTAAATCGCGTTGTAGTGGACGTGGCGCACGTATTATAGCGGATAGCAATCCGGACCATCCGGAACACTGGTTGCTGAAAGATTATATTGAGAACGATGACCCTAAAGCTGGCATCAAGTCATATAATTTCAAACTGGATGACAATCCTTTTTTGAGTGAGCGATACAGGGAGCGCATCAAGGCTTCTACGCCATCCGGAATGTTCTATGAACGGAACATTAACGGCAGCTGGGTCAGCGGCGAAGGAGTTGTATATGCCGACTTTGACAAAGTAAAGAACACGATTACTGAAGAAGAATTTAATAAGATACCGATTAAAGAATATTTTGCAGGCGTTGACTGGGGCTATGAGCATTACGGTTCAATCGTCGTACTTGCTGAAGACTTCAAGGGAAACATCTATCTTATTGAGGAACACGCGTATCAGCATAAGTTCATTGAGCAGTGGACTGCAATCGCTAAAGACGTCATAAGCCGATACGGCAATATCATCTTCTACTGTGATACTGCGCGTACTGAACACATTCAGAAGTTCGAGGACGAGGGTATCAGAGCAGAATATGCAGACAAGCGAATCATGTACGGAGTCGAGACAGTGGCCGGTCTTATCAAGACAGGTCGCTTTTTTGTTATTTATGAAAAGATGGACCGATTCAAACAGGAGATCTATAAGTATGTGTGGCATAAGACGAACGGCCAGCCGGTTAAAGAGTTTGATGATGTGCTGGATGCAGTGAGGTATGCAGTTGCGACTCATCTGAGGGATGGTGAAGAAGACACAGGTGTAACGACTGCTGAAGAGATAAATACACTAAAAGCATTAGGACTGTAAAGGAGTGAGAGAATGAACGACACATTAGTTGTAAATAACTTTGAACGTGATCTGGACTACCGTAATCATACAGGTGTCTTAACTAACGATTACGCCAATATTGAGTATAGATACGACAAATCAGCTGAGGATTTAATTAAAGATACTGAAATGCTTGCTAAGTTTATTGAGCATCATATTCATTATCAGGAGCCACGGCTTAAAGTATTGATGGACTATTACAAAGGGTTGACGTTTAACATCAAACGCCGTTCCATCAGACGGAAAGAGAAAGGTCTGGCCGATAACAGAGCAGCGCATGACTTCGCTGCCTATATTGCAGACTTCGGCAATGGCTACTTCTTGGGTAATCCGATTGATTATGTCATTGAAGATGACAAGGCTGCAGAATATATCGAAGCCTTCAACGAAGATAATGACATTAAGTCACATAATCGTTCGTTAGGATTAGACCTTGCTATTTACGGACGAGCTTATGAATTTATTATCCGAAACAGCGAAGACAAGAGTAGAGTCTATAAATGCGATGCGGAACGCACGTTCGTTATTTACGATAATACGATTGAGCGCAACAGTGTTGCGGCAGTTAGATACTGGTCAACCTCATCATTGAATGATCAAGATGGCGACAAACATTATTTTGTGGATATTGTGACAGATACAGCAGTATACAAATTTAAGACATCAGAATCAATCAGTTATAAGCCGTCTGAACGTGAGGCGACCGAATTACATGCCTTCGGTAAAGTGCCGATTACAGAATTCAGAGCGAATGAACTTCGTATAGGAGACTATGAGAAGGTAATCTCACAGATTGACTTGCTGGATAACGCACAATCAGACACTGCCAACTATATGAGTGATTTAAATGACGCAATGCTCATGCTGATTGGCAACTTTGAACTACCTGTTAATTCAGCACTTCTGCAGAAAGAAGCAAATCTGATGCACTTAAAACCTCCTAAGTATAAAGATGCACAGGGTGGAACATCTGAAGGGAACGTTACAGGCGAATATATTCATAAACAGTATGATGTGACGGGCGTGGAAGCATACAAGAATCGTATTGATGCAAACATCCATAAGTACACAAATACACCTAACATGAATGACGCTAACTTCTCAGGCACTCAATCCGGCGAATCGATGAAGTATAAATTGTTTGGACTTGAGCAGCGTGCAGTGATCAAAGAGGGATTGTTTGAAAAAGGATTAAGGCGAAGATACAGTCTATTGCAGGCAATCGCACAGGTGAATAGTGAGTTAGATCGGTCAGTCAATCTAAAGGGAATGTCATTTAAGTTTAAACGTAATCTACCTAAAGCGCTGCTTGAAGAATTACAGGCTTACATGAGTGCTGGTGGTCAAATTAGTCAGGAGACGCTCATGATGCTGTTCTCATTCATTCCCGACGTTACACTTGAAATGGAGCGTATTGAGAATGAGCAGAAAAAACAGCGTGAGGATGGTTACACAGACGTTTTCACGAAAGTAGCTGATAACAATGCCGAAGGACAGTAAATACTGGATTGAACGCGCACAGCAGGCCATACAGGCTGAACTAAAAGAAGATACAGCTATCAGCAAAGAAGCAGAGCGCCTTATATTGATGATGTATGCAGAGATTGAGCGTGAAATCATGGCGTTCTACGCGAAGTATGCAGCAAAAGAGGGTGTGCCGATCGCAGAAGCGAAGAAAAAGATTGACGCGACGGACATCGCATTATTCAAGGAACGTGTGAAAGAATACGTCAGAAACAAAGACTTCAGCGAGAAAGCAAACGAAGAACTCAGACAATACAACACAAAGATGTATGTGAACCGCGAACAGCTGCTTAAGGCACAACTCGCAGCGATTGCCACTTACTACACAGTACAGAGCGAACAGATGTTATACGGCTATATGGAATCAAGTATCTACCGTCAGATAGAGCAGCAGGCGGGGATACTGGGCGAAGCAGTGACCATCAAGCCAACAGCAGTCAAAGCTATCATTAACAGTGCGTTCGGCAAAGTCACATGGTCAGAGCGTCTGTGGGAAGATATGACTGTCGTGCAGAAAGAAGTCGAGAAGATGGCATCACATGTATTGCTGCGTGGCAGACACCCTAATGAATATGTAGCTGACCTAAGAAAAAAGACAGGTGCAGCCACATCATCCATCAAACGACTGCTGATCACTGAGGCGGCACGTACACAGAGCGAGGCGCAGAAGCTGTTCTACGAAGAAACATTAGGCGAGGACGGGAAGTATCAGTTCGTTGCCAAGATGGACGAGAAAACGTCTGAACAGTGCAGTACGCTTGACGGCAAGATATTCAAAGTAAAAGACATGGTTATCGGTGTGAACGCACCCCCACTTCATCCACACTGCAGGAGTACGACAGCACCTCATCTAGGCGACTGGCGTGAGAAGTATTTCAAGGACCGCAAAGGTAAATACGGAGGAGGTGGAGTGACACTTGGGTAAGAACGAACATGTTAGATGCTTTTTTGAAAGATAATATCAAGTCACTTAATGTGATGTATAAATAGGGGGATTTATAATGGACAAAACAGAATTTATTAATAGTTTACTCAATAATCAAAAGATGTTACTCGATAGTTATTTAAATCAAGCAGTTGAGTTAAAAGAGACGAAAGCAGAGAACAAAGAACTTAAAAATGAAATTTTGGTTTTAAAAGAACAACTCGAAGAATGTAAAGCTAAAAACTTATGTGCGTCAGATGGAGTGGCAGTATCAAAAGAAATCAAAGACTTCAAAGTTAAATTTGAATGTGAGGTTGATCACGACAGACTAAGAGCAGCATTACATGACGCAGCTAAAATGATTGATAAAGCAATCAATGATTCTGTTACTGTAACACTGCTATAATCCAGTCCCAGACACGACTTTCTCGACCGTCGAGAGACTGGGCAGTTAAAGCTAGAGATGCAGCCCTCAACAATTGGTCTCGCTGATAGACACCCTTATCAGTCGCATCTAATTAATGATTAGGAGGTCATCCTTATCTCATAGTGGTGGTATCCCACTGCGACCTGAACACGTCGCCATAAACTATTCATACTAAATTATGTACACGGATAACAATTAAATAGAGCCATTCTAACGAGTGTTTTAGTGTTCCGGGGTGTTTGCCATGTCGGAGGGTTAAAGGGCTTTTTATTATGCCTATAAATGCGTTATGTGTGTGGATAGGAGAATACAAATGGAAAAGTACAAAGTGACAAAACTACCACTGAACCTTCAATTTTTTGCTGATGAGAATCCTGATGATAATAGCACGGACAAACCAACGGATGAGCCGGTTACGTTAACGCAGGAAGAACTTGACAAGAAGATTGAATCGGAATCAGACAAACGACTAGCTAAAGTGTTAGCGAAGAAACAAGCAGAGTGGGAAGCCTCACTCGATGAGAAAGTAGAAGCAAAGCTGAAAGAGGATAAACGCCTCTCGAAGTTATCTGAAGCTGATCGTAAGGAAGAACAACTTTCGCAGAAAGAAAAAGACTTGGCACGTCGTGAAGCAGAGATTGCACGCACGCAGGTTAAGGCTGATGTCATCAATGCTTTATCAGAGCGTAAACTGCCGACACAACTAGCTGAATTTATCACATTAGATGATAACGAACAGGCATTAGAGCAGATTAAGACGCTTAACACAGTGATTGATGACATCAAACGTGAAGCAGTGAAAGAAGCAACACGTCAGAGTGTCCCTGGTAGTGGAGCGACGGTGTTCGCAAATAATACAGATACTAGCCAAAAATCAATCGAAGAAATCGCTAATGCAGCGAGAAAAATAAAATAATCGGAGGTTATCCAATGAAAGATAACAAATTAAAATTAAATCTACAATTTTTCGCAACATCTGAAGCTGATGTGGCAGTGCAAGATTTTAACCCTGACAATGTAATGATGCATGAAATGAAAAACGGAACACTATTAAATGAATTTCAAGTACCTTTGATGGAACAAGTCATTAACAATTCAGCGGTATTCCAGCTAGGTAAATATCAAGATATGAAAGGAAAATCGGAATTAACATTCTCGTTCTTCGGAGATGCTCCTGGTGCTTACTGGGTTGGTGAAGGTCGTAAAATTGAAACGACTAAAGCGACAATGTTACAAGCTACAATGCGAGCACATAAAGTTGCAACGATTGTTGTTGTATCTCGCGAGTACCTTAACTACACTTACCGTAATTTCTTCAATGCGATTAAACCTCAATTAGGTAAAGCTCTATGGACCAAAGTTGATGAAGCTACAATTTTAGGTGCAGATAACCCATATGCTAAGTCTTTGGAAAGTGTTACAACTGCCAACGGAAATGTAATCACTGGTGACTTTACTTACGACAACATTTTAGCAGCTGAAGATTTAGTGGTCGAAAGCGGAAGTGTGCCTAATGCTTTCATTTCAAAAGTCCAAAACCGTAAAGCATTACGTGGTGCAGTTGACGAAGTCACTAAAGAAAGTGTATATGACCGTAAAGCGAATGAAATCGATGGATTAGTAACGATTGAAATGGAATCTGCTAAATTCCCTGAAAAAACATTATTCACAGGTGACTTTAATCATTTATTCTACGGAATTCCATATAACATGACTTACAAGATTTCTGAAGAGGGTCAACT